AAGCAAATGATCCAAGAGTGATGCGTGTGGAAAGGGATATCTAGAAAAAAGGTGGCTTTCTGGGATTGGGTAATAACACGGTTACGCTTCAAGAAGAATATGTTATGGACGGAGCCCATCATCAAGGTGGTCCAACGTCCAACTTTAGATCGTGGCAAGATCCTTCCACTATGGGAGGAGAAAACGGAAAAAAGCTCTCAGCAAAAACTGTCGCCTGTATCGAGGCGGCAGGTGGTGGACGTTCTACGGGAAAAATTGTCGGGGGTAGCATTGGTGCTTCTGCTGCTCCTACCCTTAGTGGTATTCCCTATGTTGGGTGGGTTCTTGCTGGTGCTGCGACGATGATGGGTGTAGAAGAAGGAGGTAATATTGGTGCAGATATGGCAACAACTCTTAAGGGATGTGAAGATGAAGAAATGATTAAGTGATTAAATAACTTTATGAGCGTAATTATTTACCAAGAACATATAGAAGTTTTAGAAGAGGAAAACGCTGAACTTCAGCAGGAAGTTTTGGTGCTTAGGAGACGCTTGAATTATTATAAGAGTTTAATAGAAGAAGACGAAATTGATAAATAGTTAACGTATCGCTATTTTTATTTTAAAAAATGAACTGGTCACCAGCACAAATTGGTGCATTAGAAAATTGTGGTGTTAAGGTCGAAGACGCTACTGGAGATATCTCCTTTCGTGAATTTGAGTTTATTGATATAATAAAACCAGAACCTCTTAAACCTACAAAAGGGTTTCTTAATAAGTTTGAAGAAGCGACACGTTTACCAAATTACAATAAAGTCGGAAATATAGTAGACTGTTATTTGGTCTGGAGAGGAAAGAACTGGATGATAAAAATGTTCTTCCCTACAGTCAAAAAACCCACACGCAGAGAAGTTCAGGATCAATTGCAGAAAGTTTATCCTGGATCAAGACTCTGGAACTACCAAGTATCGGAACATGAACCTGGAGAACCAATCCTCCAAGTCGGAGGGACATAAAACTGAAGAACTGGAAAAGCAAGTAGAAAATTTAAAAAAGATTATAGAATTACAAAACAAAACAGTAGAACACGATAGAGCAAGAGAACTAAATCTTAGAAGACCAAAAAGTTATGAAATGATGTAATTATGCCTGTTATTGATGACATTTATTTAGGTAACCCGAACCTAAAAAAAGCGAATGTACCTGTTGAATTTACACAGGAACAAATCCTTGAATTTATGGCATGTAAGCATGATCCTGTTTACTTTGCTAAACAGCATGTAAAGATTGTCAGTTTGGATGAAGGTTTAGTACCTTTCCAACCATATGATTTTCAAGAAAAGTTAATTAAAAGATTTCACGAGAACAGGTTTAATATCTGTAAGATGCCTCGTCAGACAGGTAAATCTACTACATCTATATCATACCTCTTGCATTATTTGCTTTTTAATGATAGTGTAAATATTGGTATTCTTGCAAACAAGGCAGCAACTGCACGGGAACTATTAGGTCGTTTACAGACGGCATATGAGAATGTTCCTAAATGGATGCAGCAAGGTGTCTTGTCATGGAATAGAGGTTCATTGGAGTTAGAGAATGGTTCCAAAATCTTGGCTGCTTCGACTAGTGCCTCAGCTGTTCGAGGAATGTCATTCAATATCTTGTTTTTGGATGAGTTTGCATTCGTTCCAAATCATATTGCTGATTCGTTTTTTGCCTCTGTTTATCCTACTATTACTTCTGGTAAAAGCACGAAAGTCATAATGGTATCTACCCCTCACGGGATGAATCATTTCTATAGGTATTGGCACGACGCAGAAAGAGGGAAGAATGAATATATACCAACTGATGTTCATTGGTCAGAAGTTCCTGGTAGAGATGCTAAATGGAAAGAGCAAACTATTGCCAACACATCTGAAGCACAGTTTAAGGTTGAGTTTGAGTGTGAGTTTCTAGGTTCAGTTGATACTCTTATTGCACCTAGTAAATTAAGAGCACTCGTTTATGAAAACCCCAAAACATCAAATGCTGGAATGGATGTATATGAAGAACCAATAAGTAAGCATGATTACGTAGTTACTGTAGACGTTGCAAGGGGTGTAGAAAAAGATTACTCTGCTTTTGTTGTTGTAGATATTACAGAGTTTCCTCATAAGGTAGTAGCAAAGTATAGGAATAATGATATTAAACCTATGCTATTTCCAAGTATCATCTATGATATAGCAAAGAGTTATAATGAAGCATTTATTCTTTGTGAAGTAAATGATGTTGGAGATCAGGTAGCAGCAATTATAAATTATGATTTGGAGTATGAAAATCTCTTAATGTGTTCTATGAGAGGTAGAGCAGGTCAAGTTGTAGGTCAGGGATTCTCTGGTAAGAAGACTCAACTTGGTGTTAAGATGTCCAAGACTGTGAAGAAGGTTGGTTCTCTTAACTTAAAGACTATCATTGAGTCTGATAAATTAACTTTTTGTGATTATGAAATATTAAGCGAGTTAACAACATTTATTCAAAAGAACAATTCATTTGAAGCAGAAGATGGATGTAATGATGACCTTGCAATGTGTCTTGTCATATATGCATGGTTAGTTGCACAGGATTATTTTAAAGAATTGACAGACCAAGATGTAAGAAAAAGATTATATGATGAGCAAAAGAATCAGATTGAGCAAGATATGGCACCTTTTGGTTTTGTTACTGATGGATTGGATGATGAAAGTTTTGTTGATGCAGAAGGTGATAGGTGGCATACAGATGAGTATGGAGACAAGGGTGGCGGTATGAACTACATGTGGGACTATATGTAAACATCGAAAATAATAAATATTTTCAGAAATACTGAGTATCGGAGTCTAAAGCATGGCGACACCTCAATTATCTCCTGGTGTATTAACGAGAGAGGTTGACCTTACCGTAGGAAGAGCTGAAAATGTACTGGATAACATCGGTGCGATTGCTGGTCCATTCAGCATCGGTCCCGTCGATGATCCAATTGATATTGCTACAGAAGAAGACCTAATTAATGTATTTGGTAAGCCGTTATCGACGGATGCCCAATATGAGTACTGGATGTCTGCAGCATCTTATCTTTCCTATGGGGGAGTTTTAAAAGTTTGCCGTACTGATAATACAGATTTAAATAATGGAAACGCAGGTGTAGGAATTGCATCTACAACTGCAGGTAATTTGAAGATTAAGAACTACGATGATTACCAAGAGAATTGGATATCATCAACAGAATTTACCTATGGTGCTAAGAACCCTGGTTCTTGGTCTAATGGTTTAAAGGTTTGTGTCATTGATGACTTAGCAGACCAGACAATTGGTATTACAACTGATAACCTAACAAATGCAGGTGCCATCATTGGATATGGTGTAACCGCAGCATTGTCTAGTGTTGTCATACCTGGTGCTGGTAGCACTTCAGGTTTCAGTGGATATTTAAAAGGTATCGTTACTGGTGTTTCTACCGACTCAACTAATAGTCTTTCTAAAGTCGATGTTAAAATTGTTTCTAGAGTTTCTAGTGCAGGTACTGAGACTAAGATAGATTACAAACAATATACTCAGTACGCATCATTTGACACATCTGATGAATTGATGTTTGTTAACAATGCTGGTATTAATACTGGTCTTGCTGCAACAGTTAGTCAATATACACCAACATCTGTACTTGATTGGTATGATGAGCAGGTTCTTGGATTAGAAAACTCCACAGTTTTCTGGAAATCTCTTGCTCCAAAACCAGTTTCTAACGTTTATGTAACGGATAGAAATGGTGAAGGTGATGGTATGCACGTTGCTGTTGTTGATGACTTTGGTACTATTAGTGGAATTCAAGGTGCTATCCTTGAGAAGCATATTAGTCTTTCTAAGGCAGAAGATGCTATCTCCGCTATTAATTCTCCACAGAAGATATACTACAAGCAGTATCTTGCAGACTTCTCAGACAATATCTGGGCAGGATATAACGTATCCGCAGCTGCTGATGGTTATTGGGAGACCAATCCAATCGCAACTGGATTCGGAACTGCATGTGTTGCATACACAACTGCACAAGGTTTGTGGGGACAAAAAGCACAAGATACAACATATTCCGCAATCGGAAATGTTACTTACAAACTTGGTGGTGGTACTGACTACGATTC